ACCGGCCTGGAGAATTTTTGAATACCCACACAGCTTGCAAGGAAATACCCCTCTCCCCTATACTCCCGCCCATGAAACCCGCGCCCGCCAACCAGCTCAACACCCGCGACCGCGCCCTCACAGGGCGCTCCGTCGTCCAGCACCGCGCCATCCTCGAATACCTCTGCGAGCACCCCGACGCCAAGGCGCCCGAAATCGCCGCCCACCTCGATGTCTCGGTGGCCTACATCCGCGCGGTGCTCCAGTCGGACACCTTCCGGGAGCTCGCGCTCCAGCACACCCCGGACACCCTCATTCAGGCCACCCAGGGCCTCCAGGACCGGATGCAGGCCACCGCGCATCTCGCCCTGGACCGCCTCGAGGAGGTCCTCGAGACCTCTCGCGACGGCAAGCTCCTGCTCGACGCCTTCGACAAGCTCACCAACAAGCTGGGCTACAGCCCCAAGACCCAGCAGGTGCAGAACAACACCCAGGTCATCATGGCCGACCAGGCCACCATCGCCGAGGCCCGGGAGCTGATGTCCCGGGCGCTCGCGCTCCCCGCGAAGGAAGATGAATAGGATGCCCCCGGGGTTCCAGGCCATCTCCGGGGTTCAGGAGGCGGAGCTCGTTCCTCTCCCCCCCTGGGAGATAAGCCCCCCGGAGACCGCCGCCCAGCGCCGGGGTCTCGCCTACGAGCGCAAGGCCCACGCCCACTTCGAGCGGAAGTTCTCGGAGCGCTACCTCGCCAGCCCCTGGTTCCACTACACGCGGACCAACACCCGGGGCTTGTCCCGGTCCAACTTCTGCCAGCCCGATGGCCTCCTCTTCGACATCCCCCAGGGCCGCATCATCATCCTGGAGATGAAGCTGAGGCACACCCCGGATGCCTGGTGGCAGCTCTTCTACCGGTATATTCCCGTGGTGAAGGCGGCCTATCCCGGCTTTGAGCTGGAGGTGTGCGAGGTGACGCCCTTCCTGGACCCCGCAGTGCGCTGTCCCGAGCCCCCGGTTCTGTGTTCTAATCCCTGGAACCCCACACCCGGAGCTTTCAATGTCCACTGTTTTCGAGGATGACATCTCGCCCCTGGAAGCCGTGAAGCTCGGGGCGGTCAACCCGCTCTTCTTCGCCCAATACTTCTTCTCGAAGGCCGCGAAGCAGGAGGCCCCCGACTTCCACCGCGAGATTTGGGGCCTCCTGGTCGACCCCAGCAACCGTCATGTGGCGGTCGAGGTGTTCCGGGGCGGGGCGAAGACCACCATCCTGCGCATGTTCACCGCGATGCGCATTGCCTACGGGCTCTCCCGCACGGTCCTCTTCGTCTCCGAGGCCCAGAGCCACGCGATAAAGAGCCTCGAGTGGATAAAGAAGGCGGTCCTCTACAACCACCTCTTCGCCCAGACCTTCGGCCTCGCGGAGGGGGCTCGCTGGTCCTCCGAGGACATCGAGATACAGGTGGGCTCCCAGGGCCACACCGCCCGGGTGCTCGCCCTGGGCATCACGGGCCAGACCCGGGGCATCAACATCGACGACCACCGCCCCGACCTCATCGTCGTGGACGATCCCTGCTCCGACGAGAACACCGCCACCCCGGAGCAGCGCCAGAAGATTCAGACGCTCTTCTTCGGGGCCCTCGAGAAGTCCCTGGTGCCCCGCTCCGAGAACCCGCACGCCAAGATGGTCCTCCTCCAGACGCCCCTGCACCGGGAGGACCTCGTCGAGAACTGCATGAGGGACCCCCAGTGGCGCTCGGTGCGGTTCGGGTGCTTCGATGCCCGGGGCTACTCCCGCTGGGAGGAGCGCTTCCCCACCAATGAGCTCCTCGCGGACAAGGAGGCCCACATCTCCCGGAACCAGCTCTCCCTGTGGATGCGCGAGATGGAGTGCACCATCGTCGCCCGGGAGCTCGCCGCCTTCCGGGCCGAGTGGCTCCAGTTCTGGGACATCCTCCCCGAGAACATGACCTTCTACATGGCCATCGACCCGGCGCCTCCTCAGAGTGAGAAGGCCCGCATGAAGGGCCTCAAGACCGACTACCAGGTCGTCGCCGTCGTGGGCTTCCACCGGGGCAACGCCTACCTCGTGGAGTATTCGATGGCCCGGGACCAGGACCCCGAGGGCCTCGCCCGGGAGTTCTTCCGCCTCGCCATGAAGTACCGCCCCCGGATGATTGGGGTCGAGAGTGTTGCGTATCAGCGCACGCTAGCCTATTTTCTGAGGCAGAAGATGACCCAGCTGGGCCAGCACTTCTACATACAGGAGATTGACGACCGCCGGAAGAAGTCCGAGCGCATCCGCCAGTGCTTCCAGGGCCGCGCCTCCAACGGCGCCCTCTGGGTGCACAAGAGCCACGCGGACTTCATCCAGCAGTTCACGGACTACCCGGACGTCTCCCATGATGACGTCCTGGACGCGGTGGCGATGGCCATTGACATGGTGCGCCCCTCGAACAGCGCGATAGACGTTGAATTTGAACGCCTGGAGGAAGAGGAGAAGCTGATTCCCGACCTCCCGGAATGGAGGACTTGTCCCTGATGGCACAGCATGTAATCGACTACGACTCCGCGAAGCACCGGATGATTCGCTACGCCCTGGAAGAGCGCCTCCAGCTCTCCCGGACCCGCATGGCCCTGCGCTACGGGGACTTCATCAAGAACGAGGAGCAGTTCCAGGCCTACCTCCCCGAGACCGAGGGCGACGCTCGCCGCAGGAAGCTCACTGAGCAGGGACGCCCGCAGTACACGACCCTGGTGGTGCCCTACTCCTACGCGGTGGCGATGACCGCCCACACCTACTGGACCTCGGTCTTTCTCTCCCGCACCCCGGTCTTCCAGTTCAACGACCGGCACGGCAATGGCAACACCCAGGCGGTCGAGGCCTTCATCGACTACCAGGTCAACGTGGGCCAGATGCTGGTTCCCCTCTACATCTGGCTCCTAGACCCCGCCCGCTACGGCTTCGGGGTCCTGGGCTGCTACTGGGAGGAGGAAGAGGTCACCGTCTCCGAGATTGAAGAGGTCCCCGAGCTCTTCATGGGCCTGCCCATCCCGGGCAAGACCCGCAAGCAAAAGGTCACCCGGCGCATCCCCGGCTACCGGGGCAACAAGGTCTACAACGTCCGCCCCCAGGACTTCTTCCCCGACCCCCGGGTGCCCCTGAACCGCCTCCAGGACGGCGAGTTCTGCGCCCGCTACGTCGAGGTGAGCTGGAATACCATCCGCAAGCGCGAGGCCGCAGGCCGCTACTTCAATGTGGAGCACCTCTCGCGGATATGGTCTCAAACCGACCGGGACAAGGGCTCCTCCCAGATTCAGCTGCCGGAGGGTGCGGAGCAGCAAGCCCTCTCCCCCCCTAGGCTGATGGGCGGGAAGAAAAAGAACCAGCCCTTCGTCGCCCTTCACGAGATTTACGTCGAGCTCTCCCCCCGCGAGTGGGGCCTCGGCGAGAGCACCCGCCCGGAGAAGTGGGTCTTCACCTTCGCCGAGAACGAGGTGATTATCGGGGCCCAGCCCATGGGCCTCTACCACGACAAGTTCCCCTTCTTCATTCAGGAGTATGAGCCTCAGGGCTACTCGCTCTTCTCGCGCTCCATGATGGAGGTCATGCAGCCGCTCCAGAGCACGCTGACCTGGCTCATCAACTCGCACCTGCACAACGTCCGCAAGGTGCTCAACGACCAGCTCGTGGTGGACCCCTCGCGCGTCGTGATGAAGGACCTCCTGGACCCCAACGCGGGCCGTCTCATCCGCCTCCGTCCCGAGTTTTACGGGACGGACCCCTCCCAGGCCGTGCACCAGCTCCAGGTAGTGGACATCACCCGGACTCACCTCCGGGATGCTGATGTCATGACCGACCTTATCCAGCGGGTCACCGGGGTCACGGACAACATCATGGGCCTCGTGAACCAGGGTGGGCGCAAGACCGCCACGGAGGTCCGCACCTCCTCGACCTTCGGCATCAACCGCCTCAAGACGAACGCCGAGTACATGGCCGCGATGGGCTGGGCGCCCCTGGCCTCCGTGATGTTGCAGAACACCCAGCAGTTCTGGGACTCGGAGCAGCAGTTCCGAGTTGCGGGCGCCGAGGAGTTCGTGAACGTCACCCCCGAGAGCATCCAGGGCTTCTATGACTATGTGCCCATCGACGGGACGCTCCCGGTGGACCGCTTCGCCCAGGCCAACCTCATCCGGCAATTCGTGGCGGACATCTCCCAGAACCCCCAGGCGGCGGGGCGCTACGACATCCTGGGGTTGTTGAACCACGCGATGATGCTGATGGGGATCAAGAACATCAAGCAGTTCGAGGTCCAGATTCAGCCCGATGAGCAGGTGGCCCAGCGGGCCCAGTCGGGCGATGTCGTGCCCTTCGAGGAGATGCTTGGGGTGCTGGGCAACCAGGTGGGCGGGGATGTCGGATCGACCGGATAACGTGGTCCAGCTCTTTCCCTCCCCCCCTGGGAGGGAAGTGATGTATTGCGCGACCTGCGGCTCGGAGCACTTCTTGCTTGTTTCCCGGGGCCAGGTAGAATGCGCCGAGTGCGGAATCCTGATAACGAACTTGATATGGGGGGACATTGATGACCGACCAAGCAACGGAAATTGAACAGGACGAGCTCCAGCAGGCCCGGGAGGTCCTGGAGAAGCTGGAGCCGATGGTGCGCTCGGAGGGCTGGGCGCTGTACAAGAGGATGCTGGAGAACCAGGCGACGTCCCGGATTCTCTCCCCCCCTAGGAGGGAGGACGGGTTTGGGGCGTTCCTGGCGCGGGAGTTCGAGCACGGCGAGATTTCGGGCCTGACTACCGCCGCGAACCTCGCGGAGCGGGTCATTCAGGGGGCGAAAGAACTGATTGAGCAGGGGGAGTCTGATGAGTAAGCATGGCGAGACGGTTGAAAATGCGCTAAAAGTAGGTGAGGATGTGCCCAATGAGGGCAACCTCGACGAGGAGAGCGAGGCACTTCTGGCGCTCTTCGAGGAGAAAGACCCGAAGGCTGAAGTGGAAGCAGAGGAGCAGAAGGCGCAGGAGGAAGCGCAGGCGGAGGCGGACGCCTCTGACGATGTTCCCGAGCCAGAGGAAGCGGGCAAAGAGCCAACCCCTCCCCCCCTAGGGGAAGTACAGGGTTTGGTCCCGGAGGAGAAGGCGGAGGAAGCCGATCCGAAAGAAGTGGCAAAGCAGCGCGAGGAATGGCGCGCTCAGGCGCTTGAGAAGCTTGAGAGCTATTTCTCCGAGATGCTGAGCCAGGAAGACAAGGACTTGTTGCTCACGGAGCCTGATAAGGTCTTCGCGCGCATCATGGGGCATAGCTACCTGGATATGTATGACACCATGATGACGAACCTGACCCAGCAGATGCCGGGGCGGGTTGCTGAACTCATTGAGATGCAGCAGAAGGCCCAGACCTATGAGCAGCAATTCTATGAGCGCTGGCCTCAGCTGCGGGAAGCGGCGAGTGACCAGGAGAAGTTGGGAGTGATTCAGCGCACCGTGGAAGCGTATCGCAAGGTGAACCCGGATGCCCCGGTGGAGCAGGCGATTGAAGAAGCGGGCGCGATGGCGATGGTCTCACTGCGGATTCCTGTAGAAGAGAAGAAAGCAGAGGCGCCGCAGGAGAAAGAAGCATTTACGCCGGCGAGTCCCGGTGCGAGTGCAACGCCACCTCCCAAGGAGACCAAACCCACGAATCCCTTCGAGATACTCGCGCAAGAGTTCTTGGAGGATGACGAGTAAGGAGAAGAACGATGGCTGTTGCAGGCTTACGCGGTACTGGTGACTGGGGCACCGATGAACGCCCGAAGAATTTTCGCGAGATGATTCTTTGGCGTAACCCCAACGGGAATGCGCCACTGACGGCGCTGATGTCGAAGATGCGCTCGGAGACCACGGACGACCCCGAGTTCAGCTGGTGGGAAGAAGAGCTCAATCCGGTTCGCCTCCAGGTCAATGGTGCTATTACCACGACCACCTACACCACTATTACGGTGGACAATGGGGATGCGCAGGACCTGGTTCCGGGTGACCTGCTCATGGTTGAAGCGGCTGCGGGCACTTCCTACACCATCGAGCTGCTGGAGGTAACGCAGGTCAACAGCGCGACGCAGATTATCGTTGCGCGTGGGGCTGCGAATACCACGGCGGCTACCATCGCGGATAACGCTTATCTGCTGAAGGTGGGAAGCTCGTTCGAGGAAGGTACCGGGGCGCCGAATGCCAGCACCCGCAATCCGACCAAGAACTTCAACTACACCCAAATCTTCAAGACCACCTATCGTCTGACCAACACGGCTGCGGCCACGCGGGCTCGGACTGGTGATCCGCTGAAGAATGACAAGAAGCGCAAGATGTTTGACCACTCCGCTGCGCTGGAGCAGGCCTTCTTGTTTGGTAGCCGCTTCGAGGGGACGGGTTCGACGAACTCCAAGCCCCAGCGGTACACGGGTGGGTTGTACTTCTTCCTCACCAATGCCTATAACGCGACTACGGCGCCGACCATCAAGACGATTGCCTCGAACACCACCACGGGCGAGAGCGATTTCCTTGATGCGACCTACCAGGTCTTCGACTACAACTCGGACCTGAGTGGTAA